AATAATTGTGATTTAGCTTCGGACGTACCGCCAGCTAATGTCGCTAACGCTTCTTCTGATAACCCGCCAGCGCGACTTAAAAAAGGTTGGAATGACCCGATACCTTGATCAGCGAGTTGCATTGCGAGTTCTTCTCTAGGAGAAAACCCTGCGATTCTTTCACCTTGATAAGTAAACGGGTTTGTATCTGCTTGACCTAATTGCTCGAATTGACTACGGTAATAATCTGCAACAGTAGGTAATAAACCAAATTGATCACCCCGCCCTGTTAATAAATTATAAACAAGTTCATCGGGAGCTTGATAACTATACGCTGTTTCTTCAGCCATTACGATCTACCAAAGTTTATTTTATCAAGAGCCGCGATTCCTTTTTCAAAATCACCGCCCCCCATACGTTTTACCCCATCAAACGATACAACATATTCTTGATCACTTAACCAAGCGGGTACTAAATCTTCTGTTGGGCCTCCAGGGCCATCTACTTCGCCGCCTTCAGGGGTAAACATTTTACGATTCATTACACTTTTACCCCCACCTTCGCGCATACCTATTGCTTGTGGTCGTATACGTCCAGGTTGGAAACGAGGACGAGGTGCACGTATCGGCGCTTTACGATCTTCGTCGTCATCTACTAAAGCAGAACCTAATATTTTACCGAGATTTTGTCCTGATGCCATAAGTTGTTTAGCAACTAACGGGTTTTCTTCTAAATATTTTTCGAAACGCTCAAGCCGAGTAGCCTCTGGGAGCAAAGGGTTATCAGTAGAATTTATAGTCACTGGAGAATTGACTGCATCGATAACCTCTGTGACAGACGCAGAGGCAGTCGGCTCAACTCCTGGAACTGCAGCTGCGTCAAGAGCAGCTAAACTTTCTTTAGCAGCTTCTCCGCTAAGTTCAGTAGGAGCATTAGTAAAGATGTTTTTTAGGAAATCAGAAGCACCTGATCCTAAATTTGTTAAAAACTCGCCTAACCCACCAATAAACGCTTCTTTTGGTTCTTCTTTTAAAGGTTCGTCGATACGTTTACGGTATTCTTCGTTTAATGCTTCTACTAATTTATTACCGCCTAAATTACCAATACCCGTATTCGCACCATAAGTAGCGTACTTATTTAAAATCTCCATCGTTACGTCAGGAGATAGCCCAAGTTCTTTATCTTGTTCTATAAATTTTGCAGCGTTAGATTCTGGGTTCATCATCGAACTAATTAACGAAGAACTTTGTTCGTCATCGAAAAGTCGTGTCATGATTTTTTCTTCTTAGCTGGCTTTTTCTTTTCTGTTTTCTTAGCAGCTTTACCGCCTTTCATGATATCTTTATCAACAGTAGCAGCTTTACCCCCTGTCAATACAGAATTTACACGAGCCATAGCCCATTGGTGTTGTGAAGTTCCAGGACGATGCCCTGTTTTATATGCGGCTAACCCTCGTTTATAAACTCGAGCGAGTTGACCAGCAGTTACTTTTTTGCCTTTTTTACGGGCTGCTTCTGCTTTATTAGATAGGGCTTTTTTAGTTTTATCTGAAAGACTCATGACTTTGTGCCAAACCTCTCTTTAAACCTGCGAGTATATTTAGACTCGATCGTTTTCCTACGCTTACCTTTTTTCTTATCGGTAGAAAATTTGTAAGCTGAAGGATCGTTCATCGCCTTCTTTTTATTCCTAGCTATTTCTTTCTTACGTTTTTTCTTTTCTTCCGCAGAAAGACCAGCTAAATACTTCGCAGGGACTTTTGGCTTCTTTTTCGTCTTTTTCATTTTATAGTGCTACTACGATATTACCGTTAGTAATCACTTGGACTGTGCCTACACTCCCTGTTGCACTCAGCCCTGACGTACTTGGCGTCGATATATTTTGCCAAGAATTACCTAAATATACTTGAAGAACGCCTTCGGTGGTATTCCAAATCACGTCTCCTGCTTCGAACTTTAACGTATCTCGATTACTAGCAGTATATTGCGGCGTTCTATCTGGATCGAATGATCCTAAATTTAATTCTAAAACTCGCATAGCGCGATTAAACGTAGGCGCTTCTACAGTCGGGCTAACGACTTCTGGTAAACGACCTGTAAGTAATCTACCCATTACCGCCTACCATTTGGTTGTATATCTAATCGTGTACCGCCGATACGAAATCCTACACCTAATCTATCGTCAGTCGTTCCATCATCATCTGATTCAAAACGTACTGCGGCTTGTCGGCCTCTAGCCCTCGTATCTATTTTAGTAGTCGTTGCAGAAAACGAAGTTGTTTGATCGGTACTTAACGATTCTCCTGGAAAATTACGAGCTTTTAATACCAAATTAATTTTTTGCGTACCGCTAGAATCACCTGTAAATTTAATATCAGGTATACATCGGCGTATAAATTGGAATTCTTCTCCGTCACCTAAATCGAAATCTGCGCTTTCAATAAAAACATTATCCATCGGAGTACCGTCATTATCGAAACCTGTTTCATGTGAATATAAATACGCTGTGCCGTCCGCTTTTCCTGCAGCGCGGGGGAACGCTACGATACCTTCGTCTAACCAAGCGGTACGAGATAATTCACCGATAGACCAAATATTTTCTACATAGTTATAAACAACATATTTATCTATAACAGTATTCGTCCCTGAACAATAAAACCATCCGACTTCATCAAATTGTTTATTTAAAAATGCAAAAACTTGGAACGCTTGTTTTTCATTAAAATTATCAAATACGAAAGCATGTACACTACACGGTAAAGGTTGAACTGAACCGTTGTAATTATAAAAACCTTTTTTATCCATCCAAAAAATACCGTTCGGGGTATTTACTGCAGCATTCGGCCCAATAAGACTTACACCTTCATTAATTAAAACTAAACCAAAAGTATTAGGTGGCCCTATAAATTGCAAACTATATAAAGCTACGTCGGTATATATCAAAGTTTCTTGTCTAGCTCTAACGCCACCAATAATTTCTGACCCTGCAGAACACCGTAACGAACCAGCAGTATTCGTAGATAGTGGCTCCCATTCAGCAATATTTTCTTGATCAGAAAAAGCTATAAGTAATGGGTCAATAGTCCCACTACGAGAACCGCCGCTTATCGGGTCTGCTCCTAAAACGATAACATGTCTATCTACATCAGAAACTAAAACTTGTAGCCCTTTAGTTGGTGCTTTATTAGCCCCTGATAAAGAAGTTAAAGCAACGGCTCTAGTATTTAATCCGTTAGTTTTATCCCAATAATAAATACTACCTGCTCGTGGATTAGATACTAAATCTTCACCGAAGTTATCCATCGACCATAAACGCAACTGGTTAGCGTCTCCTAATGAAGTCGTAGATCCCCAAGTCCCTGATCCCCAAGCTCCGACGCCCCAACCTGTACCATCTACGAAAACATCGAGACCAGAATTAATTTGATAAGTACCTACGATGCTACTGCCACCGTTACCGCTATCGCTACTATTCGCTGTTACTGTTGCTCCGTCAGTATCTTTAGCAACGATTGTAAAAGTATTAGCTGTAGGGACAGATACGACTTGATATTCTTGGTTTAATACCGCAGCCGTAACATTACCTCCGAGACTCGCTGCACCAGAAAAAGTAACAAAATCTCCGTCTACTGCTCCATGTCCAGAATCTGTAACGGTAAGAGTACTCGATCCGTCTGTCGCAGCAAAAGTAACGTCCCCTGCGCTAGTTGTGCTGCGTATCGGTGTTATATCGTTGTAAGAAGTACCTTCTTGAATATATAGTTTAAATCTAGTGCCGAGTCCTAATAATTTCGTGCCATCTAAATCTACCCAACCGTGTAATTTACGTCCTGTCCCTTCGTAAGAAGTCTGAATATACTTTTGCCAACCACCTATTTTTTCGGGCAATCCTTTACGGAAACGCATTAAATTAGCGTCAAACCACCCACCCTCAGCGGTATAATCAGTGCCTTCTTTATTTATTCCAGGATTAAAAATAAACTTTTGTAAAGGCATTACTGATACTCACCTGTGCGGATCATTTCAGTCACTCTAACAGCCCGATTGCCTACCTGAGAAGCCCATCGACTATCCATAAATTCATCAGCGGCTATATCAAACTGCTCACGAGACATGGCTTCGAGGGCTTTTACAAATCCACGCAATCTGGTCAGACCAAGATTAAAACAAATATCGATCATTGCGTCTTGACGTGCTTCGTTAATACCGTTAAACCAAAAGTATGTATCTGCAAGCTCGTTTTTTACTCGCGCTATATCGTTCGCTAGTAAATATTCAATTTCATCGTCAGACAGTCCTAAACCTGACTCTGCGATATTTCTACCCACGCCTATCGTTTCGTAGCCTGCACTACACATATATACTTTAGATCGTACACCTTCGTGTAACTTTAGCATCTCGATTAGCTGAGTCATTACTTTTCCCGAGCTACCTGATTGACCTTCTCGTAGCTTCTCATTGCTCCGAGACCTAACATTCCCATCATAACGGGCACAAGAAGTGTTGTATCTACCTCTGGCACCTCCATCCATATCCCTAATACGTTAGCCACAATCGTGTTGTACAGCAGTCC